CGTTTAACCTCAATTTTGTATTTCGGATTGTCCACAGATTCAGATATTCTTTTAAGCAATGCAATGGTGGCCGACTTGCTGTGTTCATCCACAATTGCTGTTGCCAACTTTGTAATTTCACCACAAACATCTGTAACAGCATCCAATTTAGAAGCATTGTTAAGTAATGCTTGACCATACTTATCCATCATATCACCTTCACACCAGAAGCAAAATTAACTCAATTATTGCCAAACCTGCAGTTCCCCCGGCAATCCAATATGCATATTTAACTTTCTTTGTTAAAGTTTCAATAGCTGCATTGGCAGTTCGTACCGCTTCTGCAATATTCTCATTTACTTCTTCCTTATTTTTCTGAATAGCGTCAGCAAGTTCCTCGTCTCTTTTTTCACATTTTATGAGTTTAGATGTATGTTCTTCGACATTGTTCCACATACCATCGATATCATCCAAATGAGAAATTCCGCTCAATTTATCGGTGTTAGTCCTGCATTCCTGTTCTACTCGGTTTATACGAGTTTGGTGTTCTCCGGTCTGTTTCCAAATCTCATCAACTTCCATCAAGTGATTAAGGGCAGATACCTCTTCTCTAAAAGTCTCCAATTTGGTAATTAGATTTCTGCTATCTACCGCATATTCTTCTGCCGCCGCCATTTTTTTAGACAGAGTATCAATAGAGTCCGTATGGTTCTTACTTGTTGTCGCAAGATTATTTAATTCATTTTGCTGCGTTTGGATATCTGCATTGATTATTTCGATATTCTTCTTGCAAATATCTAAGTCATCCCACATATTATCAATATCTTGCAGGTGAGTATAGCCACTCAAAACAGCAACAAAGGAATCTATTTCTTCTAAATGCTTTTGCACCTGCAGAACATCCGCCTCGATATTTAGCAAAATATTTTCGACAGTTGTAAATTTCTCCGTTGCCTCGTTTATATCGTCCCACATAGCATCAACATCATCAATGTGAGTGAGTTTTTTTAATTGTTCTGTAAATGAATCTATTTCCTTTATTACAGGAATCTGGCTATCCAACAAATTCGCAGTGAATTCAAGTTTTTCAGATAAATCAGAAAAAAATTCTTTAAACGATTTTGCTTCATTACGAAGAGTAAGAATATCTCTATTTACCTGATCTGACAAAGCCTTATTTTTATTATTAGCTGTTGCAATATCTTCTGTTGTTTTCTTGGAAAACTTCGTAATACTATCTGACACTACTCTGATTTCGTTCTGTATACTCTTGCAATCATTCCAAATTTTGTCGATATCAGTTAGATGCTTATAGCCTTCCAGTTTTTCTTTGAAAACTTTTAACGCAGTAACAATCTTTGAGATATTTGCTACGTTCTTTTCTATTTCCGCCTGATGTGCATCCAGCTTACTTTGCTGATTTGCCAGTTTTTCGTTATGTTGTTTCAGTGTTCCTTGCTGCACTCTAACATCATTGCTAGTCTTTTCTATAGCTTTAACATTGGCAACAATGCTTGTGATATAGTCCTTATCAAGTACGTCAAGTGCATTATAAACTTCTCGGAACTCTTTGATTACCTTGTTGTTTGTTGTATTAACAGCAATAAAATGCTCCTGAATAGTTTCGAGCCTTCTATTCAGCTCATATCCGGTTACCTTATGGTCACCCAGTCCTAAAAAGCCACCATCTGTTCGAACTTTATCAATTTCGAGTTCAGCCTCTGTTTTCTCTGAAAACTCCTTCAAACGATTTTTTGCCAAATCAAAGCTATGTCTTTTAATAGCTATCTCATTCATAATCTACACCCCTACTTTAACAGGTCATCCAATTCATCAGAAATCGAATCAATCTCCTTCATAACTGAAACAGATTCGCTATCGATAATAACCTTTTTGTTTTCGTCCTTTGCGTTCGCATCATTTTCGCTTGAAAAGTCTTCTACAAAATTTTCCATAATGTTACTGTATGCATCTTTCATAATAGAACCGGCTTCAGAATGTCTCTCATAAACAGCCTGCACACTTTCACTCTTCGCTTGATACATTTCCTCTACAACACTGGTATTCTGAGAATTTTCTTCTTGAGTGTCATTTTCAAAATTAACCTGTTTGTCTACCGTCTGGGATGTAGCAGTGTTTGTTTTACCTTTTTTGCATAACCAATAAATAACACCTACCGCTAATCCAGCTACTGAAGCATAAATGAACCATTTTTTCATTATCTTTTTCCTCCTTACTTCAACCCATCAAGCAAATCATCTAAAGCATTGCTTGTCTTATCAATTTCATTGTTGGTGATTACATCTTCTTCATCTATTACTGCCGAGTATTCATGTTCAGAAAAATCTTCTACAAAATCTTCCATGATGTTTCCGTATGCATCCTTCATAATAGATGCTGCCTCTCGATGTCTCTCTGAAATATTAGATTGAGTATTTTCTTTATCTCTATCGAGCAACACTTCGTTTACAATTTGAATTTGATGCTGTTTAGCAATAATCTGGTTTCCTTTTTCTATTGTAGCAGCTTGAGCATCTGATTTTTGTTTTTTAGCAATGAACTTGTCAATAAGATTAATGATAATAGCACCCACAAGTCCACTTACCAAACTTGCCAAAAACATACCTATTACATTTGCTAAGGTACCTAACAACGGTAATTCAATCTGCATTCCTGGAACGGATAACAAAAGTTTCTCAAACAATTCTCCAAGGAAAATTGCACCACCCGCAACTAACCCTGCGGTGATTATTTTACCGACTTGAGCAACCTTAATGCTAAAAGGCTTGTTTTTGTTTTCTTTATCATTAAGATACCTTACAGCTTCCATTACAGATGAAACACCTTGTTTTATAAGGCTTGCCAGTTTCTTGAATGTACTTACTATAGGCCCAAAAATTTCAGTCACAATGGTACCAACTACACTAGACGCACCAGTTTGCAAAACATTAGTTATCTTTTCAAAAAACGACTTAATTGCTTTTTTCATCTCTTCCAAGAAGCTCTTAAATGATTTTGCCTGACTTTTTAAGAATCTTACAAAGCCATTCATCACTTCTTTAAGCAAGGAAAATAGGGCAGATACCGCCATTTGCTTCAAGGCGTCTTTGCCAGCTTTCTTTGCTGTTTCTTTAGCTACGCCTTTCGCAATATCCTTATTTATAGCCTTCCTTGCTTCTTTATCGGCTTTTTTCATCAATTCATCATCTGCATCAAGCTTATCCTGTAACCGCTTGTTATTCTTTTCCTTTGCCTTCTGCTTTTCCACGTCAGACATATTTGATTCGTCAATTTTTTTGTTGGCACGTTCGTTTTGTTCTCTAAGGTCTTTTTCCCTTTGTTCTCTACCACTAATATACTCGTCAACACTCTTTGCACCTTTACTTTTATTTAAGGATTCATTTGTAGGCTTGAGATTTTCATCTTTATTAGCAAGGTCTTCTGTATTTATACCAGCCTGTTTTCTACGCGCATTCTCATATAATTCTTTTCTGGCAACCACATGGTCTAAATTTGCATTCTCGTTTTGATTGATATTTTTGCCTGTATATTCATCTTTTAAATTGCCAGATTGCTGTTGTTCTTTCATAGCCTTATTGGCTTCTTTGTATTTAGGGTCCTGCATGACCTTTTTACCAACATCGTCGTAAGTTTCACCTTGATGCTCTCTGTCATACTTTTGATTTAAAGTTTCATTGGTCATATCCAACCCGATCTGATTACCGAACTGTTTCCAAACTTCATCAAGTATTACCTTTCCCAATGCATCCGGATTTCCTATTTTCTCCTTTTCTTCTTTTAGAAACTCCAAATTTGAGAATTCCTCCTCTAATTGGCTCTGAAGTTTTTCTTCTAATTCATCAAAATCAAACGACTCCGTAAACTCATCGTTTAAAATATCCTTATCATTAAGGATAGCATTTTCCTTTGCCATAGTTTGCTCTTCCTTTCAGCGTATAATAGGGGATGCTATTATTGTAGCAAAGCACACGGACACATTGTGTCCCTCTGAAAAATTTGTTACTTCACTCAAACTTCTCTTTTCACATAGGTCAGTTCAATATCATATCCAAGTGCCTCCAACATCTGCACAAATGTCTTATTCACAACACCATCCTGCTTTTTGATGATGCGATTAACATACTGCCCCGTAGTTCCAATTGTTTCCGCAAGCTGCGCCTGGGTAGTTCCGTTCTCTATGCACTTTACTTTTACATCTACTTCTATATTGTTTTTAATCATATATTCGCCGCTCCTATTCGTAACCCTTGTTAATTCTAACACAAATAAGATAATTTATTATATCACGCAGACTCTCAAATTACAATATCTGCACATGACGTGCAGATGAATTTTTTGTAACAGAAAACACCCTGCATTTCTGCAAGGTGCTGACTGTAGGCATATTCTTTATCTTTTCACATCCACACTTGTGCCGGACTTAAATTCAACTGTGAATCTGTCCTCATAAACCGTGATTTTTTCAATCATTCGTCTGACCAGTGTTTCGTCATATTCTTCAATCTGTTTCGTCTGTTCTGCAAGGAACTGCTGCATCTCTGCTATCCGCTGTTTCAGACCCTCACGCTCCGCATTTTCAACCATTGCATTCTGTTTCAGTTCACGCAGGTGGTCTATTTCATCGGCAAGGTCATTATAGTCCTGCTTGGCATTGGCTCGTTTCAAAAGTTCCTTCTGTAATTCTTCCAACCTGGCATTGATGCTTTCCAGTGAACCATCATCTTCCAAAGCAAATACTGTGGCAATATTCGTTTCTAATGCCTCCAGCATTTCATCTTTACCACCAAGTACCATGTTAATGGCTTTTACCACTGCATTCTGTAAGTCGGTTTCCTGTATGGTAGGTGCATCGCAACAGCCAGGGCCATGTTCTACACGGTTTACGCAACGCCACACAATGGAATGTTTGCCCCGGTTGTTCCATGCAATCCTGCGATAAATATCTCCGCACTTAGAGCAGTAAACAATGCTGGAAAGTGCATACTTGCTGCTATAAACCCTTTTCTTGCGATTTTCCCCGCTATGCAGATTTGCCCGTCTGAGCATTTCTTCCTGCACCTGCATATAAATGTCACGGGGAATAATAGGTTCGTGGCTGTTTTCCACATAATACTGTGGAACAATACCATTATTCACAACACGCTTTTTGGTAAGGACATCCACCGTATAAGTCTTTTGAAGAAGTGCATCACCAATGTATTTCTCGTTTTTCAGGATTTTTTTGATGGTTTCCGGACGCCATTTGGTTTTCCCTGCTGCCGTGAGTATCCCATCCGCCTCAAGACCTTCTCCTATTTGTTTCAGGCTTGCACCCTGCAGGTATTCCCGGTAAATGCGTTTTATGATTTCTGCTTCATCCGGCTCAATAATAAGATGCCCGTTTTCATCTTTTGTATATCCCATGAAACGGTTGTGATTAACCTGCACCTCGCCATTCTGGTAACGAAACTGCAGTCCTAACTTTACGTTTTTGCTCAGGGATTCCGATTCCTGCTGTGCAAGACTGGCCATAATGGTAATGAGAACCTCTCCTTTGGAATCCATTGTGTTTATATTTTCTTTTTCAAAAAATACGGGGATATTCTTTTCTTTTAACTGCCGGATGTATTTCAGGCAGTCCAGAGTATTTCTTGCGAAACGGCTGATGGACTTGGTAATGACCATGTCTATGTTGCCCTCCATACATTCTTCAATCATCCGGTTAAACTCTTCACGCTTTTTGGTGTTGGTACCCGAAATACCATCATCTGCAAATATCCCGGCAAACTCCCAGTCATCATTTTTCTTTATGAGATTGGTGTAATGCTCCACCTGTGCATCATAACTTGTGGCCTGTTCATCGCTGTCTGTACTGACACGGCAGTACGCTGCGACCTTTAATTTCGGCTTTTCTTCCCTGTTCACGGTATTGCCGACACGCCTTCGTGCCGGAATAACTGTTATATTCTTACTCAACTTTTTCCACCTCGCTCTCTATCAGGCTGTATGCGTATTCCGCCTGTTCAAATGGATCTGAAAATTTTACAGGAACTTCCTTTAATGAAAAATGTGTATCTACTGTCACATCGGGGACTTTCTCCAGTTCCCGAATCCTGCCAAGCTTTCCTGCTCTTGCAATGCGTATTTCTTCAGCCTTATATCAAATAATTCCTTTTCAATAATGGCGGGGTAATATTCATCTCCAAGGTAGTGTGTATTTCGGAGCATTCGCCCGGCACTGCCATGGAAAATTTGAAGTCCTGCTTTCTCTGCTGCTGTCTTAAGAGCAAGTCCTGAAATATAACCTTCGAATAAAGTTCTTACTCTCGCTGCCTGCTCCTCATCGATGACTGCTTTGCCATCAACAATCTTATATCCATACGGTATATGTGGCATTATCCCACCAGCCTTTCTTTCAACTTTAATCCGCATTTCATCACAAATATGATTTCATTCCTTGATACCACGGTGATACTTTCAACATGGGCAAGGAAAACATCGTCATCGTATTCCGTAAATATTCTGCCGCCAGAAACGGCTTTGATCAGCTTTTTCAAAGCATCCACCTTCGTTCTGTCACCACTGACGGAATTCATAACATTGCTTTTCTCGTTCTGTAAACGATGCTCTTCCTGAACCAGCCTATTGTTTTCACTGTTAAAGAGTGCAGGCTCTAGCAGCCCGCTTGCCATAAGGCTTGTCAGCACCTGCCTTTGTTCCGTATTCTTTTCCAGTTTGTCTTCGTATTCCTGTATCTGCAACAGTCTGTCTTTATCATCCAACCCCTGCAGATTATGAAGTAAAGGCTTTAGCACAATCTGATGGGCAAATGCCAGTTTATTCATCATGGTAAGAAATGCAGCTTTGATACCTTCATCTGTGATGTATTTCATGGAACAGGAATTCTTGTCCTCAATATGACGTGTGCAGCACCAGGCTACATAATCGCCACTCGGTTTATAATGCATTCTGCGTTTGAACACTCCACCGCACTCACCACACCGAATCCTGCCGGAAAAACCATAACGGTTTTGGTAACGCTGTGTGTTTACCCCGTTACCTTTTTCTTTTCCACGCTGGTTCAGTACTTCATTGGCTTTTTCGAAGACCTCATGACTCACAATTGCCTCGTGATGCCCTTCACATAAATAATGGTCGCATTCCCCTTTATTCAAATGACGGGTAAAACTGCTGTCCGTATAGGTTTTCTGAAAAATGGCATCTCCCGTGAACTTTTCATTGCGGATAATAGCGTTAATAGTTCCGGGAGTCCAGTTACCACCTTTTTTACTTGCAACCCCCCGCTCATTCAGTTCCTTTGCAATGGAGCGTGTACTTTTTCCTGCAAGTGTATCCGCAAATATCTGTTTTACAACTTCTGCCTGTTCTGGCACAATTACCATCTCACCGTTTTCATTCTTATATCCATACGGTGGGTAGGAAATGATAAAGGTTCCGTTCTGAAAACGTTTCTGTACAGACCATTTGCTGTTTTCGGAAATGGATACCGATTCACTCTCAGCAAGACTGCTCAAAATGGAAAGCATCAGCTCGCTCTCCATGGCACCCGTGTTAATGTTTTCTTTTTCAAAAATCACGGTTACCTTTAAATCCAGCAGTTTTCTTACCAGTTCCAAACAGTCTGTCGTGTTTCTGCTAAAACGGCTGATAGACTTTGTAATGACCAGATCTACCATACCTTTTTCACAGGCATCCACAAGGGAAAGCAAACCATCCCTGCATTCTTTTTTCGTACCCGTGATGCCTTCATCATAATAAAGACCCGCATACTCCCATTCATCATTGGATTTGATATAATCCTCATAATGTGCTTTTTGTGCCTCAAGGCTGATAAGCTGTTCATCACTTGCCGTGGACACACGACAATATGCCACAACACGGATTTTCTTTTTTGAGGATAAGGCTTTATTTTCCTCGATTTTTGTTATCTTTTTCATCATCTCACCTCACTTTCGGTATGGACATATTCCCGTAAAAATGCCGGAATATCAAGTCTTTTAGGACATAATCTCCA